ATCCCCAAACATTTCTTTGTATTCTCATTGAACTTGATAACTTCCTGGAGTAGTGAAGCTTCATATGCGTCTGCAATAGCTGGCACATCCTTATCCAGGCAATGGCTACTCCAGTACGGATGCAGCCGATCAACGAATGTATGAGAAGGGTTTACTCTTGGATCCAGCACGAACAACTCTCTCAATTCCTCATAGTCTACATCCATTTCAGAAGCGATAAAATAGAATTGCTGGCAAAAGGAAACTTTTGTTGCCAAAAAAGAGTTCTCCATGTATTTTGTTAATTCTGCCGTTCTACTGTCCGTTATCCTAAACTGGTGTCTGGCATCGTATACATTCTGTAAAACCTGGATGACTTCAATGCAAGCCTTTCTCTCTCCTCCCAGGATTGTAAAGTCGAAGCGAAAGTTGTTGCAATGTTGCGTACCTCCGTAGTATTCCGGACTGAATATGATTCTCTTTCCAGTTTTTACCCGGAGCTGTTCCGTGGTTCCTGGAGATACTGTGCTCTTAATCACGTAGATCTCCGCTTCATTCTCCATGATCGCATTTTTTACCTCTGAGGTATCGCATAGCACTCTCTCTTCCTTTCGGATCGGCGTGTCCACACAAATAAATGCAATATCGTAACGGACTCCGTAAGGAACTTCAATTTTGTTATCTTCCGGTTTATATTTGTCTATGACGTCCGGGTGCAGCACTTCCAGTTCCTTCTCCAGGTTCTTCCCTACTACCCCGTGTCCAACTATCAGGATCCTCATTCTATCTCCTCACTTTCACTTTTGACTGATTGGTTTTGAAATTATGTTCGTAATATTTCCCCCACTTATTTTTCAGGTACTCTATGGTTTCATTCATGGTGCTTGAATTTTTATTCGTGTTGTTCCCTCCGCTGTTCTTGTCATACTGTGCTTTGGCTCTCATGTATTCCGGAACAATAATGATCCGGTTATTCAGAAGCTCGCTCAGCTGGAAATCTGTATCTGCCTTAAACCGGACATTTTCATCATATCTGGATTTTAATGATGCCTTATTGAACCAGCACACTAATCCGATCGTAGAGGAAAACCGGAACTCCTCATTATACTTGATAACGGATTCCTGCATCCTGATACTTGCAAACCCCAGGTTCAGATCGCTCAGGATCTGTCCGATCCGCACCAACTCGGCGTCTATGATGTCCGGATCCGGGATCTCTTCCATGTTGACTTTATTCACATAAGAAAAACGCTCGATGTCATCATCAATCTGTACGATAATGTCCTCGGGCGTATGGTCTATGATCCACTGTCTGATTTTTGGCAAGCTATCTATTTCCTGATCCGGCGCAGCTAGTATCTTCCTTACTCCTGCATCCCGGTATAGCTGTTCTTCTGATTCTCTGACTACATAGGTGCAATCATTCAGAACCTTGTCTGTCTTTATGCAGTCATATCTTTTGTAGGATGGAACGTAGATCCCGAGGGTTTTATCCTTCTTCATCGTCTGCCCCTTCCTGGCTTTCCTCTTCCTGATCTGGAGATCCGGCATCCGCAGCACTCACTATCTGAGCTTTCATATTGTGATACCAGACAGCTCTTGCTTTCAATTTCTTTTTGGAACCCATCCGGACGATCGCACCATCTATTCCCAGGTTCCGGGTAAGCTCATTATAATCCAGCTCATTCTTGCAGACGATCAATACATAATTGTATTTCTCCAGATTGATAAGCTCCATCTCTTTTTTCTTACGATCATTCGGATCAAGCTCTTTCAGATCCAGGCCAAGATCTGTAGTCAGATCTGCTGTCCAGTCTGCCAGCAAGTCCAGATCCCACTCTCCGGCGTGTGTGTTGTCCTTTATGTTGATAGCTCTCAGATCCGCCTCAGAATATCCGATCAATCGCTTACATAGAACAATCCTATCCGGATCCTGAGCAGCCATTGTGGTTGCTCTCTGGTTGCCTCCAATGGCGTTATTATTTTCATCAATCAGGAATAAACCGAAATCTCCATACTGTTCTATGGATCTTCTTTCTTTTTCTTTTTGATCTTTCGTGGGTTCCCGAATCCGAACTTAATATCTCCTACTCGCATCTCCACTACTTCGATCCTCTTTTTGTTCGTTTCATCCATGCTATTGCACCACTCCTTTCCCATTCCGGCAATAAAAAAGACCGTATCATCCGATACGATCTCTTTGGAAGAATTATACGTCAGGGTAGAAACAATTCTGTGTATCATGCTTCCACGGATATCCCAGGCATCCGAAGACACCTGGGAATCATGGGAAAGAATGAGTACACCACAGCACCATGCAAATGCAAGCTCGGTTTCCCTTGCTTCACAATTTGCAGTTTATACTATATCATCGGCTGAAATGACAGTCAAAGGAAGAAAAACGGAAATTAGTCTCGGATCTCATATAAAACCATCGCATCCAGCCCAAAAAATAATGTGGTCAGATCGTTTCTTGCCTCTTTTGCGTCCTTCTGAATATTGCTGATATCTGTCTGGTAGATCTCAGCGATCTCTTTTGTTGTTTTCTTGGCGTCCTCCCTCTCCAGGTACATGTATTCGATCACAAACCATCGTCTGTGCATGACTTCCTGTGAAGAATTAAGGCAGTTGCTTTTATACACCTCCAGCATCCGGTCAACATGCGCCATGATAAACTTCACAGCATTTACTCCCCTGAGCTGTCTGTGCAAAGTCTTGTCATCCTCGAACAATTTAAACCTCATAAGTACGTCCATGTTCACAAGTGTTTCATCAACTTCCTCCGCCTGTTCCAGAGTGACAACTGCCTGTTCTGCATAATCCTTCAACTTTGTGTAATTCTCCAGGAGCTTTTTAGTCCTGAAAAGAAGTCCTCTCCATTCCTGCCTTTTCTTCTGATTCTGCACGGTTATGTATTTAGATACGCCGTCCTCGACTGCTTTCTGGCAGAGTTCTTTCAATTCCTCCTCGCTTAGTCTTACTGTCTTTTGTTTTCCTGGTGTGCTTTTACCCATCTTACTACCTCCCTGGTGTCCGTTTCATTGACTTTTTTTGATCTTCATTTTATAATTTTAATCAGCGAATATTTTTAGAAGATCCTCTGTCTGCTACATGGCACCAGGGGATTTTTATTTATAGTTTATAGCACAAAAAATAGGAACCATACCAACGTTGCAAGGCTCGTGATAATCGCTGCAAAAAATACAGCTATAAGCACTACTCTTTCTGGCGTCCACTTCAAATGACCTCCCAGTGCCATCTTGATCTGTTCCTCTCTTGAAATATTAACTCTTACAAGGTATTTTACCAGGAAGAATGCAACCCATAGTAAAATTGCTGATTTCCAAATCATCTTTACTCTCCTTTCTTTGTTATCCCAACCCTCAGTGCCTCATTCAAGATCGCTGCAAGCTCCGTGATGGGAACCGCTATCCCGTAGTCTCTCTTCCGGTCGTAGATACTCACTACCCCGGTTGATACAGCTGCTTTAATTCCTACATCTGTTGTTTCCTGCTTGATGATACGTTTCTCTGCCTGAAATAGGCCTTTTCCCCTGAACTTTGTATATACTCCTACAGTCTCTGCACTCACTCCATCAATCGGACCTTCTTTCGGATCCGTCACACGTCTGATTGTAAAATCATTCATTTTCTTCTGGCACCTCCTCTTTCTGAAAGATCGTCATGTACTCTCCTCTTTTCACTGTAACCACTCCAGTATCAACAACTACCTCAACCATCGGATCATAATACTTCTCCAAAAATCTCCTGAGAGGCTCTGCAGCCGCTTTGATCTCTTTCGCCATATCCTCTAACTTTTCCTGCTCTTCCTTCTCTGGATGCAGAAACTTGTCATAATCAATCCAGTGATTGTCAATGTACCTTCTCTCCAGAAGCTTTCTTTCTCCGTGTTCTTCTATGACAACCTGATCTTCTTTTACGTTGATAATCTTTACCGGCTCGTCCATGTATTTCCGTGTGGATCCAGTTTTAGGTGAAAACACTGGAAAGCCGAAACCTAAGTGTACTGGTGGGAATGGTTCAGGATTGAACGCCT